GCGCAGGCCAATAAAGTTACCAGTAGGGCCAAGCGTGCGGATGTACTCGCCAGCGGGCCATGTAAAGACTTGATCTTGTGTGCAAAAGACAGACAGGCGCTCAGTGTTCCATGAGTCAATCATCTGGTTCATCGCCATCAGACTGTCTTGCATGACAGATGCCGATGACGTTTCGCCTTCGGCTAGCACACCAAGCAGCCGAAGCGCTCTGGTTATCTGATCGCCCGCCGTGTAAATCGCCATGATCAGACTCCTTCGGCTACAGCCTTACGTGTGTATTTGCGCTTGACTTCTAGCGCATTGACCGCTACTTCAGCCTCAACTGCCGGTGCGGGTGTGTCAGGATTGTAGCGTGTCCAGCCGTTTGTTTCATCAAACACGGCCTCAAGTTCCATCGTGGCAACTTTGGCCCCGTGGACGGGGTGCTGAAGATAAATGTTCATAGAAAAACGGGGGCCGAAGCCCCCATTTGGTTAGGATGCTACCAATGGAACAGAGTACCACTGTGTGGTGGAAGATGCCACCAACAATGAACTGGTAAGGTTTGTGATGCTATACGCACCGTTGGCCGCAACTGCATTAACTGCCCCGCCAGTGGCGGGATAGATATTCAGCGCTCCGGCAGCGGTGTTTTTAACAATGACTACCATACCAGCAACAGCCGTAGGCAATCTAACGCCTTTTGTGCCGTCAGCAGCAGAGACAACGTTCAAACCTTCAGCTAGCGCCGCAGCATTGCCTTGAGTACTGCCCGCCGCCGCAACAGCAGCAACAGGAAGACGAATGGCGCCGGTTGAAGTGGCCGCTATGGTTGTGGCGGTTATGGTCGTAGCGGTTACCGCTTGCAACGCTGACGCGCCGGTAACGGTTACGCTATCAAATTCAGGGTCGCTATACGCAACGCCTACAGCTTTTGTATTTGGCATGATGTTTCCTTAAAAACGGGGCCGAAGCCCCATTCGGTTTAGGCAATGCGGTACGCAGTCCAAGTACCATCGCCGGTTTTACGAGCGAGGAACCGGCCCGAAGTGCTTTCCAGCACAACAGGGTTGCCAACAATTGTCCAGCCTGTGCCAACGGCAACAGTGACTTGGAAAGAAGCGTCAACGACCACAATAGCAAACTCAAATGCAGCGTTTACTTTAGCTGCGCTGCTGATGTCAGCTTCCACCAGCGCCACGGTAGGCAAAGTGGCAGTAATGTCAGCAGCAGAATCGCTAGTAAACAGACCGTTTGCCAGTTGGGCGGCCGTCAAAGTTGCATCAACAGTCAGGGCCGTAGGAGCGCCTTGAACAAACAGTTGGGCTTCGCCGGTATTGCCGTCACCAAGCTGGTAGCCACCAGCGCCATTAGGGAGTGCCATGATAATTTCCTTAAAAAAGATTTAAAAAACGCCCCCGAAGGGGCATTAGGTTTAGCCCCAGATGCGGCAGGCCATTTGTGGACGGATGGTGCTGAAGCCGTACAGAACGTCAATACGGCAAGGCATACGGTCGTTGTTGATGTCGTACTGACGAACAACGCGCAGGCTGATACCGTTGTGAACGGCACGTGCAGCCATGTCAACGCCTTGTGGCAGCAACAGGTCAGCAGTGGCGAACGTGATGGCATCCTTGTGGTAGACCAAGTTCTGAGCGTACTGAGTAGAAGCCGCGCCCACAAAGGTCACAACGCCACCAGTTGCAGGCAATGCGCTCATAGTAGCCAAAGCGTGGCTAGCAGAGTACATAGCAGCCACGGTCACAGTCCAAGTACCACCCACGGCAGTAGAGTCAGTCAACGCAACAAATTGGAACAGAGAACCAGTTGACTCACGGGTCTGTGGGTTAACAGCATTGCAACCACTGATTGTGAACACATCACCAGCTTTAATGGTGGTGACTACAGAGCCTTGCTCCAACAGAATAGTTTCTGAACCTTCGGAAGTAACGCCTGGGGTCTTAACCAGTGTGGAAGCGCTTGCGCTGCGTGAGCCAGTGGTGTGCTGCTTGATCGACTGAGACATGTTGACTTCATCAAAGCCCAACACGCCGGTGCCCATCATGCCGTTGCGGAACTGCTTGGAGATAGTGTCGGTCGGATTGAACAGACCTTTCATACCTTCAACCAGACCAGCGTTGGCCGCTGGGTTCACGGTGGCGTAGCGTGGGTTCATCACGGCAGCGTTCTCGTTCAGCTTCTGTTGGGCTTGGAGCAGCACCAGCGAAGTCGAAGGAGTGGTGCCAGGCGTGCCAACGGTGTTACCGATGGTTTTGTACGCATTGGCAACGTCAGCATCAATGCTGGAGGCCAACTGGCTGATACGCGGCTTGAGAACACGCTCTGCGAAGTCGTCCAATTGCATGGTCAATTCAGCAGATGTGAAGTTGACGCCGATGTGCTTTTGGGTAGAAACAGCCAGAGTGGTGAACTGCTCGTTGTCGTCCTGAACTTGCAGGGCGGCACCGTCAGTAACCAGAGCGCGGTCAGGCAGACGGATACGCAGTGTGGAGCCAATCTTAGCGCCTTCAACAGCAAAGCTGTCGTCGTACTGACGATTGACGTTACGGGTAAGAACCAAGTTGTTTTCGAGAATCTCAAGCGCTTTGCGCGTGATCATGTCGATGGTAAGAATCGAATTAGACATTTGTAAATTTCCTAAAAAAAGTTAGCGGATACGTTGTGCTTCCCACTTCTTCATCTGCCTTACGCGTTCAGCTTCAATCCACTGCGAGGCCGTCATGCTCTTGATAGAGCGCGGGTCTGTAGTGTCAAGTGCTGGCGAACCAGTGGCTCGGGCGGTAACAGGTGAAATCGGCGTTGGCGCTGACGTTGTTCGTTTGACCGGAGGTTCTGCGGCCAATTTGGCCTCAATCTTTCCAATCTCTTTCGCTTGGCCGAGTGGCGTCATACGTGCGATGCGTTCCGCGTCTTTGGGATTAGAGCCGAGATAGTAAGCTAACTCAGGCCCAATGTCCGAAGACTGGATCGTTTCAGCCATCACGTTCGTGATTGGCAGTTTTGGGTTGTAGGCGACTTGTTCAAAGTCATCGTACTTGTCCCGCGCTGCTTCTTCGCGTTCCTGATAACTTTCGAGAATAGCAGAGTGCTGCTTGGCAGCTTCACGCTTTGCAATCAGTTCTTCAGCCTTTTGTAGCGCCAACGCTTCCGTGTACGCTTCGGTAGACTCAAACTGATCAGCGGATGCTGTTGGGGCGGCTCTCAGCGTCTGTTGTTCAGACTGGCGCTGTGCTTGATCTCGTTCCCACTTACGTTGCTCTCTTGCGAGGCGTTTGCCAATTGCTGCGTCAAGTTCCTCTTGCGAGAATGTCTTGGTCGCTACTTCTGGCGTCTCCGGCGTTTGAACTTCAGTCGCAGGTGCAGCCGTTGCTTCCTGTTCTGGCACGGGTAGTGACTCCGCTGGTACTTCTTCTAACATTTATGAATCCTTGGATTCCTCGGTGAACCTCGCCGATACGGTTTTTGTAAATATATCAGATATTTGGGCTAGACGGTGCGGTCAACCCAAGTCAATGTGGCTTCATCCCAAGAATAAGGTTTGTCATCGGCCGGCATTGGCACGGGCGCAGACCATCGGCAAGTTTCTTCTGCCAAAGTCCATGATGGAAACGGTTGTGGAGGAATGAAAGCATCTCTAGTGCTGTCGTATGTGTAACCAATACCTGCGTAATTCTTACGAATGTTGCCGTTATAAGAAGTTCTTTTGCAGACTTGATTGCGAATTTCACCGTAAAACTGTTCCCAATTTTGGGACAGATCAGTTTCATCTTTACCGACAATTACTTCGGTAACTATGTTGTCTTCGTTTAAAAATGCGTAGTGTGCCATTAGAAAGTCACCGTTCCTGTTCCTTGGGTAAAGGTGTAAACCTTGTAACCGCCAGAAGTTACTGGACCTGAGTATGTCAAGCCACCGCTAATAGATCGAATGTCGGCAACACTATCTGCATAACGAATAATGACTACGCCAGAACCGCCGTTGCCACCCGTAAGACCGCCGCCTGCGCCAGCACCACCGCCACCACCGCCTGTGTTTGCGCTTGCAGAAGAACCATTAGTGCCGTTAGCGCCACCGTTTCCACCAACGCCAGAACCGCCAGAGCCGATAGTGCCACCAGCAGCAGAAACGCCGCCCCCGCCACCTCCGGCTCTGGTTACAGATGAGCCTGTGATACTAGATGCGGCTCCGGCGCCGCCATCGCCACCGGATACAAGTGATATGGCATTTGCGCCTACGGCACCAGCGCCGCCGCCGCCACCACCGTCATTTGCGTTTCCGCTGCCGCCGTTGTTGCCTTGTGATGGAGCTGTAGATGGCGTGTTACCAGAACCGCCTGCTTGCAATGTTGACGCGCCGTTGCCACCACCACCAGAGCCACCATTTGCTCCAGTAGTTGTTAGCCCCGCGCTTCCCCCGCCGCCCCCGCCTGTAGAAGTGCTGGTGGAAAATACTGAATCGCTGCCGTTTCCGCTGTTAGTCGCGCCAGTACCACCCGCGCCTCCAGCGCCCACGGTTAAAGTGTAAGCAGTACCAAAAGTTAAAGTTTGTCCGGTAAATTCACGATAGCCGCCAGCACCGCCGCCGCCGCCCATGTTGTAGCCGCCGCCTGAACCCCCCGCAATAACAAGGAAGTCAGCGGAAACGGTGCTAGCGCCGCCCGCCAGCAAGAAGTTTTTAGCGGCAAACATTATGGTGTGTACCCTTGGGCAATTGAGCCGTACCAGTTAGTGCCGTCAGCAATAAAGGTCAGGATGTCCATCTTGCCAGCAGTTGCTGTAATTGTTGGTGCGCCAGCCAAACCCCATTTCACGCCGGTGAATGTTGCTGTGCCGTTGCCAGTGGCTGCGGCCTGTTTAAGCAGCAGCACAAAAGACTTGCCAGCCGTAGCAGTTGGCATTGTGAATGTGCAAGCTGTAGATGCCGTCAAAGTTGCGGTTTGCACCGTGCCATTGGTCAGCGCCAGGGTTGATGAACTAGCCACAGTGCCGATGGCAACAACAGCCTCAACATAGTTGGTCACTGTTGGGTTAGTAAACAGGCCGTTAACGCTTACCTTGACAGTTGCGCTGCTTTGCACAATCGGCAATACCTCAGTGCCTGCAAGGGGGACAGACGCGCTTGCTAGCGCAGAGATTTTCTTGTCAGCCATTTATCACTCCAAAAGAATTAAGCCGCCATCTTCTTGCACAAGATTGTCGCCAATTTCGGTCAAAAGATTGCCCTGCACCGTTGCGCTAGCATACCCCGACAAAAGGGAAATAATATTGCCAATACCGATGGCAACACCGTTCCGAATAGGGATGCCAAAGTAACTCATTGCGAGTTCATTGGTTTAGCGTACACCGTGCCGTCAGCAGACACACGAATCGCGCTTACACGCCATTGACCGCCAGTGCCTTGTGGCACTTTGAATGGAATTGGGGTGAACGGTGGGACGGGGGTGCTTGATGTGGTAGCGGTAACGCCTTCACCAACCAAGACGTAGCAGGCTTGGTCAGACCAAACCACAACGCCTTGAGGGCCAGCAGACCATGTGCCCGTCACACCAGCAGAGCCGGTGTACGAAATAGATTTGGCTGGAAAATCAGCATCTGCCAGTGGGTTGAGTAGTTCCATATCGGCTCCTTAGGCTAAAAAACGAAGTTTGTACAAAGTGCGTAAATAAATCTCAACGATATTATCTATCAACTGTTGTAGTGATGAGTCTGATTTATCGCAGACAGTGTACCGAGCCGCTTCAATCTCAGCCAACGAGTCCTCTAGAAACTCAATGACGTTGCTCGTTTTCTTTGCCGAGTGCAGGGTGATCGGGCCGATCAAGCCGTGACGGCCTTGGTAGGCTTCGGCAAAATCATCAGCCGCACCCACGATGCGGTTATAAAAAATGTTGAGTGCCTCATGCTTGCTAAAGCTGCGGGTGTTCAAGTGAACGCTGTGCGTCACATCACGGGCTAGAAACAGCAAACCTAAAAAATCAGCGGGTTTCATTGTGGCATTCCCATTTGTTGTTCAGGTGGCATCATTTCCATAGGCATGGATTCCTCACGCATCTCAGGCATTTGGTTCATCATGCTTTGCGACTCCATCGCCGCAGCAACCACGCCCATAGCAATGTCCTGAATTTGTTGCTCAGTCATGCCAGCTTGCACAGCGGCAATACGCTTGGTTTCGGCTTCGTACAGCTTGACTTGCGCCTCAAAGTCCTTGCGCTCCATGTCTTGCATCTCAATGGACTTGCCGACATTCTGGATCATCTGGTGCATCTGCTCCATCTCTTGGCCCATAGCCTGCATCTGCTGCTGCGCCATTTGCAGTTCTGGATTGTCCTCACCATCGCTCATCAGCTTCGGATCAATGGTCTTGGCAAAGCGTTTTGCCATCTCTTGAGCACCAGGCCAATCCATGTTCTTGACAAACAGATCGCCAGCCACAGCCCACAGGCTTGGGTTGCCTTGCAGCAGTTGGGCCATCGCCTCCAGCGCCTCTTGACGCTTGGTTGCGTAGCCTGGGCCGGTGGT